AATACCTTTTTGATAAATACCTTGTGAATTAATAACAATTCTCCAGCGCCTAGTCCCTTGAAAGGATGAAGCCGATATGGGTACAGATACTGGTGTTCGAGCCACCGAGCGGTGCATAAAAAGTGTGGTATTATTTATATACTATGAAAATACAATCAATCCGTATTACTATTCAAGACGTAGAAACAGATGACAAGATAAAAGTAGTCGCTGGCTTCACTGATGTATTCCTCGACCACGGAGAGGTTATGCTTGACGATGATAACAACCCAAAGCTCACAGAAGACGGATTACCACAACCAAAATACGAAAAGATAAGTGCCACCTGGCTCATGTCTAACAACGTAACCTTTAAAAAAGAGATACAAAAGATGGTTATTACCATGATTACCCAGCACGATATAGAACAGAAAAAGAAAACCGGAGACACTATCGCCCTCCCAGATGATTTAGGACTAGGTATGATGAAGCCAAAGCGAGGGAAGAACGTAACAAAAGCTAAAAAGCGTAAGTAAATGGCACGAACACTGACACCTAAAAGAAAAGGTTTTGTAAAAGACTACATAGAAACAGGGATAGGTTCACTTGCAGTCAAAAGAAACTACGATGTAAAAGATGACCGTTCAGCACGAGCTTTTGCTAGTGAATTACTAGATGACCCAAAGGTAAAAGAAGCTATTGCAGACGCTTTACCTGATGAACTATTAACAATCAAGCACTTAGCTTTGCTTAACAAGATGTCTGGAGATGAAATAGACGTACAGGCAGTGTCAAAAGGACTTGATTTAGCTTATAAACTGAAAGGTAGTTATGCTCCAGAGAAAAGTGCATCACTGAATATGAATATAGATAGAAAGTTCACACAAGATGAACAATCCGCATTACTTGCCCTCTTAAATGACAACAGAAGCTCTTAAAAAATGTATAGACGGTACAGTAGATGAACGAAAGTTCCTATGCGAGCAATCTTTTGGGCTATTTGCTATCTATTATTTCAGTAATTACTTTAAATATCAGCTTGCTCCCTACCATTACGACATGGTGCAAGACCTCCATGACCTGCTAGATGGCAAGATTAGAGAGTGTGCGTGGATTATGTACCGTGAAAGTGCTAAGACTACACTAGCTAAACTGTTTATTATTTGGTGTATTGCCTATAAGAAAAAGAAATACATTAACGTAGATGCTTTTGATAAAGAAAACGCTGAACGTATTTTATTTGATGTAGCGTTTGAACTAACAAACAATAAGAAACTTAACGCAGACTTCCCTACTTTGTTTAGTAAACGTAGAGGCATAGAAGATATTAAACAAAACCGCATTAACAACTTCGTGACTGAAAACGGTATCCGTGTGGAAGCCCACAGTACCCAAGAGAGTGTGCGAGGTCGTATTCACTTAGACCAACGACCTGATTTACTTATTGCAGACGATATTGAAACCAATAAGACTAAGGATAGTGAGGCTTATACGAAGCAAGTCCGAGAGCATATTAGTGAAGCATTAGCTGGTATGGCACCAAATGGGAACATTTTATACCTTGGAAACTACATTACGGAGGCTGGTAACATCCAATTTTTAATGGACAGAGCCAAAGATGACCATAAACTACGCATCAGAAACGTACCTGTGGTGATTGGTGGACAACCAGCATGGCCTGCTAAGTATGCTTTAACCGATGTAGAGGCAGAAGCTAGTGGTAAAGTATCAATTCAAGACAAACAAAGACAGCTAGGCTCGCTTGTGTACTCATACGAGATGATGAACCAGCCTGTCGATGAATCATTGTCTGAGTTTAAAAAAGAATACGAGAGTACCATTACTCAACAGGAAGTAGACCGTATGAACACTAGACGCTTTGTGACAATTGATACTGCTATCTCAAAGTCTGACAGTGCTGACTATACGGGAGTGACTATCAACTATGTGAACGTAGAGAATAAATGGCACTTAAAGTCGTTTCGGGTACGGTTTAACCCCAAAGAGCTTATTGATTTTCTTTTTACAGTGTGGAAATCACTATCACCGGACACTATCGGTATTGAAAAGACTATCTACCTACAAGCTATTAAGCCGTTTCTTGATGATGAGATGCGTAAACGAGGCATATTCATGCACATTACCGAACTAAACCACAATCAAACAGCTAAAGAAACGCGGGTTAGAGGGCTTATTCCTCGTTGGGAGAGTGGTTCTATTGTGTTTATTGAGAACGAATGTCTTGATTTACAAAAAGAAATGCGAGTATTCCCCAGGGGACAGCATGACGACGTTATTGATAGTTGCCAGTACCAACTACAAGTAGCAGAGCCTGTGTCACGTTTCCCAGTATCATCCCAAACCCAAGGCGTTGCACCTATGAATAGCGAGTGGGGCTTTTAAATCGTGATATAATGTTATGAAACTATGGAAAACTCTTTAATAATTGATGCCTACAAATACGACAAAGAAAGTAGTAAGACGTTTAAAGAACGGAGACTGCAACAGTGGAACGAAAACTATTATTTATACCGTGATAAAGTCTTAACTAACCGACTTACACAACGTCAAACTGTAAATATCCCTATTATTCGTGAAGCGGTTGATACGTGGATTAGTAAAATAGACGAAACCCCAGACTTGACCTTTGAATCGAGAGGACGTGAAGCGAGTGATGAAGACCAAGAGCTAATCGTAAACGAGATGTGGCAGTATTTTAGTGACAGTGAAAAACTCGGACAAAAAGATAACCTCGATAAAAAGATTGTAGGACTACAAGGACGGTCATTTAAGTTCCTTTACTGGAAAGATAATCAGGTAAAACTCGATATTATTGACCCCTACGACATTGATATTGACCCTAGAGTGAATCCGTTTGACATAGATACTGCTAGTTTCGTCAACCACAAGCATATCTACATCCCATTGCGTAACGTACTAGCTAATAAAAGCTACGATACTGCCGCTAAATACCAATTAAAAGCCTACCTCGATACCAAACGAGGCATTTTAGCTGCCTCTAATACTGATGAGGAAGACCAAATGCGTAAAGAACGGCTAGAAACTCTCGGTGTATCTAACTTTGATGAGTACCGGGCTAGTGATGTAATGGTAGAAATCACCCGTTCATACAAAATGATGTGGAGTGACAAAGATAAACGCTTTGTGCGTCACTTAATTGTCATTGCAATGGACGCGGTAGTTCTCTACTGCAAGCCTCTTGAAGAAGCTATTGGTATTACCCGTCTACCTATCCCATCATGGTCAAGTGACCCAGACATTAACGACTACTGGAACGATGGCAAGGCTGATAATGTGCGAACAGTCAACAAAGTGGTCAATATGTACTTCTCACAAGACTTGGAGAACCGTGCCTACCGTAACTTTGGTATGTATTTCTTTAATACTAAGGGTGGACAGTTCAAACCTAATGCTTTTGAAGCTCGTCCGTTTGGTATGTATGGCGTAGATGGAAACCCAGATGAGATGATTAAGCAAATGAACATCCAGCCACTTGCTGATACGCAAAACGCTATTGAGTATCTTAAAAACATGATTCAGTCGTCTATTGCTCAGACACCAACCGAGCGTGGAGTACAAGAAAAGGCCGGAACAACCCTTGGTGAAGTGCAATTGTCCCTCCAACAGTCACAAAGCCGTAACCAAGTAGTAGCCAAACAGTACCAACAGTGTTGGAAAGATGTGGGTATGATTTGGTATGACTTATTAAATGCTAACGCTCGTGGAGTATTCAAACTCTACAAGAAAGGTGGAGATGGCAAAACATACAGCAAAGACATCTACCCAACTGATTGGCAAAACCCTAAAGGCTATGACGTAAAAATCGAAATTAAAGCCGATAAAGAAGCCAACAACGACCTAGAGTTCAAGAAACTACAGTACGTTAAGACTTCATACATCAATAACCCAGTAGCCCAGCAGATTAGTAAGAAAAAAGAGTTGGAAATCCTAGGCTGGACGGCTGACGAAATCCAACAAGTGCTTGACGCAGAGATGCAAGCACCTGTAGACCCAGCAATGGCAGAGATGGAGCAACCATTACAAGAACCAGTAACCGTATAAATATGTCAGAACACATGCGAAGATTTGATAACAGCAAGTGGCAAGCTAACCCACTTATCAAGATGGAGATTACCGAAGACGACCCACGGAGAAACATGGAGAACGCTATCAAACGAGCTAACCGACCCGCAGTAATGAGTAAACGACCACCAAAACCAACTATGAAGCAGTACGGAGATAAAGGCTATAAACCATCTAACGGTATGGGCGTAGGCTACTAATATGCTTGATAAGCTACTTACAAAACTAGGAGTTACGTCAATAGACCAGCTCACCCCGGAGGAACGGGAAACATACCGAACGTGGAGTGACGCGTTACGAGGACGCAAGCTCACAGACGATGATGTATCAAACTTCCTCAACCTGCAAATAGAAGACTGCATGGTGAAACTAACCACTGTGAAGCTCAATGAACGTGAAGATATATTCCTCAAAGCAAAACTAGACTTGGTCAGACAGATTAAAAACTTTCTCGACTCACCTAAAATCGAGCAGGAAGTTATTACTAGACAAATAGAAAACCAATTAAACTAATATGATTGAATTTGAAGGCACTAATAAAGTATTTCCTACCCTAGAGGAAGTTCTAGCCAAGAAGACCTGGGGAGAAGATGACATTACAGTGCTTTGTCACTTTAAAGATGAACTAGACGCTAAGACATTAGCTAAACTAGGGATTGAGGAACCAAAAGAAATTAAATAAGTGACGTTAAAAGCGTGATATAATATAACTACGACCAAACCCTCCTTAAAAGGACGGTCACTAAACCTATGAATAATCCAAACTCATTTGACGAATTAGACGAGGACGCAACTATTGCCAACCCTACCGATGATAGTCAAGGAACGGAACAAGAAGAAATGGTGCCAAAGTCAAAGTTCACTGCGAGTGCTCAAGAAGCTATCCGCCTAAAACATGAACTAGACCGCGTTCAAGCTGAATTACAAGCTAAAAACGAAGCACAAGACTTTAATAACCAACCCTATTCTGAGGAAATCTACCCTGGCTTCACAGACCTAGATGAAGACGCTAAAGCCAACCTACTTGCGTATACTAATACTGTAAAGAAAAGTGTAACGGCAGAAATCTACAAAGACCCAGCCTTTGCATTTGCTCGCAGTAACTATAACGAAAAGAAGTGGGACGATGCGTTTGCAAACATAGTCGAAACGTACCCTGATATCAAAGCAACAGCGAGTGAGTTTAAGGCAAACTACTTCAATCCAAATAATGTCCCTGATAACATTGCTGAAATCCTCCAAGACGTAGCTAAAATCTACCTCTTTGATAAAGCAAAGGAAATCGGAGCGGCAGAGGAGCGAAGTAAGGAGAACCGATTAGAGATAGACGTAGCTACTGGCGGTGAAAAAACACCAGCCGTGCGCCGTTCACTCGAAGATTGGCTCCACATGTCTCAAACAAACCCAACTAAGTTTGCTCAACTATCTAAGGAATACGAAGAAGACAGTAAACATTTCTAAAGCAATAGGTTTAACAACCTAACATGGCTTATACACAAACAATGTTGGCTGCTAACACACCAACCAAGTTCTCATTGAAACTTGTAAAACTCATTTACAATGAAACAATTTACCCACTCATCACTAACACTGATTACGAGGGTGAAATTAAAAACGAAGGAGACCGAGTTCGTATCCGTACTGCTGGGAAGATTAGTCTTTCTACCTACAGTAAAGGTATGTCATTGGTTACCCAAGACCTCGCTCCAACGAGTGAAGACTTGATTGTTGACCAGTACAAGTACTTTAAGTTCGTAGTTGACGATATTGACAAGCTACAGAACGATGTAGACACCATGAACGTCTATGCTGCAAACGCTAAGATGGACATGAGTGAACTTATCGACACTGACATCCTTTCATACGGACGCAAGAACGTACACGGATTAAACGCCGTTGGTACTGACTACTCAACTGGTACTGCTGCTATCGCTGCTACTACTGGTGTGGTTACTGGAACAGGTACGACTTTCACTGCCGCTATGGTTGGTGGATTCCTCCGCATTACTGGACACCCAACTGACAAGTATTACTTGGTAACTGCTTTCACTTCTGCCACATCAATCACCGTGACTGATATGGACGGTGTAGCGTACACAGGTGGTGCATTGGCAGCTACAACTTATGTAATCAAAGCAGCTACCCCTCTTGCTCTTAATAAGACAAACATCGGACAGTACTTGATTCAGGTATCTACTGTGCTTTCACAAGCTACTAAGAACCGAACAGCACCACGATGGTTGGTAGTAAACGCTCTCCTTGAAGGTATTATTCGTCAAGCGAATGAGTTTATTCCAGCAGTTGACCGTGCCTACAATGAAATTACTCGTGATGGTAATATCGCTATCGGTAAACTATCAGGATTCAACATTGTGTTCACAGAACTTGTAGATGGTAATAACACTACAGGTTACTGGTTCCTAGCTGGTACTCGTGATTTCATCAACTTCGCTGCACAGATTATGAAAGTATCATTTGTTGACCAAGCTAACGACCCGAACTCATTCGTGTCTACATGTAAAGGTCTATTGGTGTACGGACGTAAAGTGTGTGAAGGGAACCGATACCGAGGAGCAGTGTTGCGTGGAACAATCGCTGTCTAACCTTATGCTCACTCACTTCGGTGGGTGGGCTTATAGGTTAAATAATAAATTATGACATCTATCGAAATAGCAGACAGTATCAGACGAAAAATCCTTGAAACAGGGAGAGAGATTATTACTGATGCTACTTTATACAGCTACATGAACCTAGCGTATCAAGACGTATATAAACGTATCTACCCTAACTCAGACATCACAACCGCAACTGTAACCTTTACTTCAGGCGTAGGCACACTACCAACAGACTTTGGAACACTCTATGGTGAGGGTTATGACGCTAGTAATAACTCATTTAACGAGGTGTCTATTGCAGACTTCCAGCGTGAGGAGTTTGACAGGGCTATAACGGTAGAAAACGGGACACTTAAAGTGTACCCAACTACTACTCCAAGCCTCTCAATTAAGTACTACATCAAACCAGCTACGCTCACGAGTGCGGTCAATCCAACTATTGATGACTTTTTCCATGAAGCTATCGTGTATGGTGCTACTTACCGTTGCCATGAAGACCTCCAAGATGAAACCCTAGGGCAGTTCTACCGTGGGTTATTCAAGCAAGAGATGATGGATAGACTAGAAGCACAATCTACTTATGAGGAAACTAATCAAAGAGGTGGGGCATTCTTCACCGAACAGAGACTAATTAACGATAACTTCCATGCCACTTTCTAAAGACGTATTTGTTATAACCAAAGATAATCTCACCAAAGAGATAGACGTTGACGACTCTGCTGGTCGTTCCGTACCAATAAACATGAACTTCAATGAGGAAGGCTATCTAATTAAAGACACGGGTTATATCCCTACTGGACTAGCGACTGATGATTTAGCTCATTCACTGTTCTATTACGAGAAAAAGAACGGGGTTAGTTACTTTATTCGAGCTTTAGCTACCAAACTACAAACCTACTCGTTCCAAGACCGAGCCTGGTATGACATCGCAGGAAGCCCTACGTTCACTTCTGACGCGCAATTTGGCTATCAGGTATACAATGATGACTTGTACCTAGGAAACGGCGCAGAGAGCCTTTTTAAGTGGAATGGCACGACATTTACCGAGTATGCGAGCGCGCCAAAGGGTAATATCCTCCAAATCTTTGAAGATAGACTGTTTATTGCTGGGGTAACTGCTGAACCTTTATCTGCTTACTACTCAAACACGGGGGTTCCTAGCACTTATAGTGGTACAAACGTTATTAAACCACTAGGAACAGATAGAATTAACGGACTTATCAATTACTACGGTACTTTACTCATATTCAAACAAGACAGTATCTGGAAATTGACGTTTGTGTTTGACCAAGTCGTACCAAAGCTAGAATCACAGTCTCAAAACTACGGGGCGTGTTCAATTAGAGCCTTAACGTGGGTAGAAAACGATGTGTGGTTCTTTACAGGCAAGGAAGTCCGTTCTATCGGCTACAAAGACCAGCAAATCGGTATTCTTGGAGTAAACAACAGTGTTATCTCTGATTCATTAAAGGAAACTCTATCTAAAATCAAGACCGAAAACTACAGTAAAGTAGTAGTGTTCTACGAAAACAGACGCTTTTACTTACAAGTGGTGGAGGCAAGTGCAACAAGTGGCACAACTTTTGTCTGTCACCTACTTTACCAAAACAACTGGACCAAATACGCTAATCGAGACAAATCAAAGATGGGAAGTGCGGTGGTAATAGATGATATTATTTATACTTCTAATGCGTTTAGTCCTTACGGAATTATTAAATGGACAGTTGAAGCTGCAGATGCGGTAACCCAAAATTTATACCTAACAACTGAAACTTAATAATATGCCTACAAAACAATATATTTTAACTTGCCCAACTTGCCTTCAAGATAGAACTGTTACACATGCCGCAATTTGGTCTGTAAATCAAGGAGAAACTAGTGGTAATTGTAGGTCATGTGCTATGAAAAATAATAAGCACAGAACAAAAAATTTAGATTTTGATAGTAGGTTATACCAAACAAGATTATATAGAATATGGGCAAACTTAAAACAACGATGTACCAATCAAAAGTGCCCAAATTACCATAGATATGGTGGTAGAGGAATAAGCTTTTGCAAAAAATGGCAAACATTTAGTGGTTTTCTAGAAAATATGCCAGACGGTTATGCTTCTCATTTGACTATTGACCGCATAGACAACGATGGTAACTATTGTAAAGAAAATTGCAGATGGGCTACCCCTAAAATGCAAGCAAATAATAGGTCAAATAATAATGTTATAATACATAATAAACAATAATATGGACACTAAAATCACACAACTTACCGTAGTAGTTCCGGTAGAAACGGACGTAATACCTGTAGTATCTGACCCCGCAGGAACACCAATCACCAAGAAAACGACCATTAAGTCCATTCTAGAACAGCGTATCAACTACTCTTTGGTAGCTTCTGACTTCTCTTTGACTGCTGGAACAGGCGCCCAAGCCGCGTTTCCGACTACTGGGGACGTATTTACACTAACTGCTAACACTACTTACGAAGTCGAGGGCGTGTATTACATCTCAAAATCTGGTACTACTTGTACAACATCTTTGCTATTTCCACTCACAACAGCCGTGTCTACCTTTATTGGGTTAAATGTAATGGCGTTTAACTCGGCTGCTAACACTACAACTGCTACGCTTGCTGGAACCTGGATTAACCAACTAACTGCTACCGTAATTAACGCGACAGCATCAGGCGAAGTAGCTATTACCTTTAAAGGATTACTTCGTATCACAACAGGTGGAACAGTTACCCCACAAATCCAATTCAGTGCTGCTCCAACTGCACCACTAATGAAAGCAGGCTCATACATTAAGTTCACCCCAATCGGAACTACCCAAAACGTACAAGGTGCATTTGCGTAAACATGACAATGATACTCACCACAGAAACCGGAGACAGATTAGTTGCGGAATCCGTGGCTGGCTTTTCTGGTGCGTCTAGTCTTAATGATGCAGTGGTATTTAGATTAAACAAAGAAACCTTTGACACTAATCCACTTGGTCGAGGGTGGCTGGTTGGTTCAGGATGGAGTTGGAACGGGACTAATAAGAACATGCAACCTATTTAATATATGGCAATACAACGAACTAACTACGCCGAATCTACAGGAGGTTTTAATAGTGTTACTATTTCTTATACAACCTCAAGTTATTATCGAGGTTTATTAGTGGCTATTCAATTTGAAAGGGCAGCTTCTCCTCCTCCAAATCCAACTATTACATTTAATGGAGTATCTTTAACTTTAATTATTAGCCAACAGGTGAATAGTGTTGGTAATGGAAATGCTTTATATTATTTAACAAACCCAGATTTAGGCACTTATAACCTAGTAGTATCACATCCAAGTCGTGTTATTTCTACCGTTAAGATAGCATCATATCGGAATGTATCTCAGTCAGCTTTTATAAACGCTAGTGGGGTTATTTTAGATGGCTCTGGTATAGCAAATGTAGGTTTAACCAGCACAGTTGATGATGCTTGGGCATTTACTTACGCATCGGGCTATAGCGGTACAACAGATTTTACAAGCGGAACTAACATGACATTGTTAGGTTCTACTAATGTATATAGAATTGGAGATAGTAACGGCGGGTTAGGTGCTGCTGGGGCAAAAACAATCAACCTAACTGCTGTTGGCGGAGGTGGAGGCTATTTCACCGCCTTACTTGCACCAGCCGTGACAATACCAATCCTAAACACGCTTACCTACGATAATCTTGCCCAGACTTCTGTTCGCGCATTAAGTGAAGTCCTCTACGATGGCGATGCAACTATCACCGAGCGTGGTTTTGTATACAACACAGTCACACTACCAACAACCGCTAATAGTAAAAAAGTAGTTACCGGAACAGTAGGAACATACAACGCAGACATCACCGGACTTACACTCAATACAACCTACTACGTCCGCGCGTATGCAATTAACGCTAACGGTACTGCCTACAGTAACGAAGTAACCTTTACCACACTAAACATCCCACAGTACGAGTTGCAGTACGAGCTAGGAGCATCAGACGGGGACACCTATATCGGTCAAATCAACGTCACCGGCACAGTAGGAACTATTACAGTAAAGCTAGGCTCAACAGGAACTAGCACAGTGATTAACGCTGGAGCCGGGGCAAGTGCTTTTACTGGAACATATAGCGGTTTATCAGGACTTATTATCACCCGTTCAGCCGACTTTAACGGCACAATAGATAATGTCTATTACGCTAAAGTTCCCCTTGGAACCACGATAGACTGGACATTGAATACCGTAGCAATTACTACATCAATCCCGTCAGAGGTATTCTTTAAGCGTGTAGAAGACCAGATATTTAACAACTTCCGGTTTTATCGCTACCTCGATTTACTCTTTAAAGACTTAGACGGCTATGTGACGGTAACTGTCCGCCAAGAACGTGAAGACAACACTACTGAAAAAAGCAAAGTGTTCGTGGTAGGCAATACAGGTAGCGGGACAGTCTCACCTTTTCAAAAGAAACGTATCTCATTCTTATGCAAAGACCAAGCAATTATTATCGGACTATCAAACGATAACCTCAATGAAACTTTCTCTATTGCTCAGTACCTCTTGATTGGAGATAAGAAACCCCGCCGAACTATCAGCCCATCTAAAATAATCTCAATCAGTTAAGCGTGTTATAATAAGCATTATAAATAAACCTCTCATGGCAACTCTCACCAAAAAACAAAGTAAAAGTCTACAATCTCAAATTGATGAGGCAAAGCGTCAGATAAAAAATATTACTACATCACAACAACCCCTTCAAAAAACTAAAATAATACCTCTTAACTCAGCCCAAATAAATAAAGCTAATAAACGTGGTGACGAAACATATTCAACCAAACTATCAAGAGACATTACAAACACAAATAAGGCTGGTATACCTATATCAGCTCTTAATAATACCAACAAATCAAATAAAACAAACCTTAATAAACCTCAATCGTATATAAAGCCAAAACTTAGTGCGGCTCAATCTGCTAGTTACCTAAAATCTTTTGGTCTTAAAGGACTAGCTGATGACGCTAGTTTTGTTGGACTGACTGCCCGTGAAGCCAACGAACGAGGTTTAAAACTCAGACAAGAAAAACAAGCACAAGTCACTGCCGGAACGTCTGCCGTATACAACCCTGAGACTATTAATAAAACCAAGCGAGCAATTGACGCATTTGGTTTTGCCCTTAACGACATCACCAAAGACCCCTTTAATGGTAAACAAAGTAAGCTCAATAAAACCGAGTCACTTATTTCAAGTACCCAGAAACAACTCGCTAAGCTATTCAAAACACCAGAGGAGTTTCAAAACGCATACAACACTAATCAAACCTTCAAAGACGCCATTGATAACTTCCAAAAAATGGGTGGTAAAGCAGACGGTGTGACTAGTTCTATAGTAGCCCCTGTAACGCCTGAAAATGCCCCTCAGACGCAAGATACTGCCTCATACCTAGCAGACATTAAAAACCCACAAGCCAACCAACAGGCTCAACAATCAGCCCTTGATGAACTTATCCCAGAACGTGACCTGCAACAACAGGAAATCTCTCGTCTGGCTAACATTCCAAAGGAAATGCAAAAGTTGTATTGGGGAGATGAAAACGAAATTGGACTAATGCAACAAAAGAGAGCCCAAGCTGAGGAAGAAAAACGTATCGTAGAACGTGAAGAAAAGAACGCCCAAAACAACCTCAAAGCCCAAGCTAAACTAGCTATTCAAAAGAATCAAGCCGAAGTCCAAATTCAAACTGCCCAGGTAGAGGAGAATAGACTTGCCGCTAAAAACTACATGACAGGCTACCTCGCTAAACTAGGAGCGTTAAATACTACTGGTGCTGCCGGACTTGCTATTCAAACACTTGACACTAAATACCAAATCCAAAAACAAACACTGGAAACTAATGCTAAATACGATAACCAAACCATTGAACTCAAACTCACAGAAGCTCTTAACACTATCGAAACCGACACAGACCGCAGTATTCTAAAGATACAACAAGACCTCTCAAAGACTACCGAAGATGTATTCAAAGAAGTTACCAAAGCACAGCAAGAAGCAGACAAAGAAATTGCCCGTATCTCACTCTCATACGCTAAGACACTCCGAGAAAAGACTGATGATTATGTTAAAAAGCAAAAGGCAGAAGCCGAGAAGTATGCTAAAGAATATGCCAAGATTGCTAGTGGTGGACTTGACCTGACTAAACTCAGTCAATCAATCGAAGGAGGGGATTTAATGGAGGGACAATACGTTTCAAAGAAAGGAGTGCTACTCCCTAACGGAACATTTGCTAAAATAACACTTACACCTACCCAGCAACAAGATGTAGAAGCGGCAGGAATTGTAGGGCTATCTAACATTCGTTACTTCATCAACTTACCAGCCGCCGTTCGAGAACTAATCACCCGTGACAAAGTACAAAATGGTGGTAACTATGATGTTTCTCGTATGGCACAAGTATTAAAAGCCTATGAAGACAGTAAAAAGAAATCCACAGAAGACGATGATTTCAGTACATAATCTATGAGTTTTTTCGACACCATTTCACGCATCATACAACAAGGTAAAGAGATGGCGGTCAAAGCAACCCCCAGCTCTAAAATCACGTATACCAAAGTTACACCAGTAAATAACTCACAGTTTACCTCTAACCCCTTGTTGCGTACTCAACCGTTGCAATACCAAAAGCCTGTTATCCAACAGCCTACCTTTAACGTGCCTCTTAAAGCCCAAGTACCCCAAGCTAGAACAGCCATAGCCGAAACTACCCCAATGCAAAATAACCAGACAATGGCACAGACCGTCAGTCAAATTATTCAAGGTGGAAAGGAAGCGGTAAAGCTCGGTGGTGGTGTAGTTAAAGAAGTGGTGCAGGGAACCAACCGAACCGTGGGAACAGCCCTTATAACGGCTGGAAATGCCCCTACACAGCTCGTAAACAAGGTAAGTGGAGGTAATCAGCCTACACCATTTCAACGTGAAATAGACCCCAAACAAGGGGGTATCTTTTCTCGTATCATCTTAGGCGATACTACCGTCAAAGATTTACCTACTTATGGAAAAGCAGGAGTACGAGCCGTAAATGAAATAACAGGTAGTAACATCCCTGAAAATAGCTACACGGGTATACCGTTTGCGATTGGAGGACTTGCTCTTGATTTAAGTGGTACTGGTAAAGCCGCTAAAAACGCCCTACAAAAAGTAGCTAGTAACATGACCGCCGAAGACGCTACTATTCTCCGTAACCTCTACGCTAAACCAACAGCTAAAAACGTAATGCCTGTAGCTAGAAACGAACAGGCTATTATCAATGCTCTCAAACTAGACAAGCTCCCATACACAGAACAGAAAACAGCAGTAGATAATATCTTAAAAGAATACGATAAGCGTTGGGGCGGGGTAGATGAAGCCTTGAACCCACCGATACCTCCTAACCGACCAGGTGCGATGGATGTAAAGAAGCCGATACCTATTCAGAATGTAGTAACTCCAAAAAAAATAGAGAACCCAACACCTGTAAATAAAAAGTTGGAGCGTTTTCGTGCAGGTAAACCTAGCCTAGAAGCTGGAAATATACGAAACCCCCTAGCAAAAACCCCAGAGAAACCACCAGCAAACAATCAAGTCGTATCATCTGGTAATGATAGCACACGACCAAAGAAAATTGCTATAAATGACGAGACACGTTCTCGCATGAAACAAGCCGAGGAAATGGGACTATACGAAACTCAAAAACGTAACCTTAATCCAGAAGCCCTGGACCAACGTAGATTAGAATTGTCTTTGCAAAAAGAAGCTCTTGATAACGACCCCGCTAATGGTTTAGGTAAGTTTGGGACTACTCGTGGTGAGTTTCGAGGGCAATTAAAAGAAGTAAATGGCAAAGGTAACTTATTCGGCAGGCAAGGTGATGATATAGCCGACCAGTTTGGTTTTAAAAGTTCAGAGGAAGCTAGACAGGCTTACGATAACTTTAAAGCTCGCAAACAACAGTATGATATTAACAAGGCTAATTTAGCTGAGGATATTAAGATTGCTCGAATAGAAAATAAAAACATACAATCTTTTAATAAAGCTATTAGTCCATTTGATTCTTTAACTAAACGAGTATCTACTAACGTAGCCAGAGTTACTAAACGAGTCGAGCAGAAAGCTACTAAACGTCAGGTAGATTTTGAAAAGCGAGAAACTAAAAGACAAGTAGATACTACCAAAAAAGTCTATGGTGAAAAAATAAAAGATGAAAAATTAAATACAAAGTTTGTAAAGCGTACTGAGCAAAAAGTAGCAGTACGTCAAGTGCAGTTTGAAAAGCGAGAAGCTAAAAGAGCTATTGCTAAAAAACGTGATGAAGTAATGATAAAGATGAAACGATTATATGATGAGAAAGTAAGTAAAATAAACACAGTCAAGGATATTCTAGACAGACGAAGGGAGTTTATTAGAGCAGTACAAAAACAATTTGGTCTTTCTGATACAGACTTAAAAACTGTCTCGCGTAAAGATATACGTTTAATGTCTAACTTTGAGTTTAAACAACACTTAGATAACATTCGCTTAAAAGCTGAACAGCTCGCAGACAAGATGCAAGCCAAAGCAGAATTGATAGGCTTGCTCGAACGTAAGAACTTTCAAAAAGTAGAAAATTACCGACTTGCACAAAAGCTCCCTTCAATAAGTGAGATGTCCGCCAGCCAACTCAGAGAGTATGCAACTGCTTTAGAAAAGTTTAATACTGGGGATATATTTCTTACAAAGAGACAACTAGAAGTGGTTGACCGCAGTAACCTTGTTGGAGTTAAAACATTACGGGAAGCTAAAGAGCGTTTGTTAGTACAGATACAAAAAACAAAAGGAATGGAAAACATAACCATAGAAGATTTAAATGTCACCCCGACAGTATTAGATACTCTCCGGTATGATACCGCCCTTGCTGAAAAAAATCCTTTTTACAATTACCTTGTTACTCGTACCCAAACTCATATAATGGGCGGGGAAATGAAGTATCTGGATGTTCAGTCTAAAGTTCAGGAACTAGCAAAAAAGGCTAAAGCATCACGCCCATCAGGTGTATCTGGAGCTTTACGTCAAGCATTTATACCTACTCACCATGAAATTATTCGTTACTTAGAGGCACCAATAGACCAAAAAGCAATCATCGCAAAAACCTTGACCCCAGCAGAACTTGAATACGCTAACTTTGTTTCTGACTACTACTCAAAGGCTTACGACCATCTTATTAAACAAGAGGAACTTTTTGGTAGTCGATATGTAGATGAATACTTCACCCACATACGTAGAGACTTTCTTGAAGCGTGGTCAGATGATGGTTTCATAAAAGCTATGAAGGAATGGTGGCAGTCTCAAAAAGATAGTCAGCTTGTTGCTAATATAATTGACCAAGATACTGGAAAAATACTACCAAAATCAAAGTTTTTCCAATACACAATGAAGCGAACGGGGGAACTTGGTCCAAGTAAAAATCTTACTAGGGTGTTTTTACAATACTCAAAAACTTTTGAACGGAAAAAAATGTTTGATGCAATGATACCTGAACTTGATATTTACGTGCAATCTCTTACACCTACAGGCTTAACTAAAAATGGACTAGAGACAGATAGACAGCTTAAAACTTTTGTAAATCAATATATAAACAATAAAAAAGGGCGACAGATTAACTTTAGCGGTATTGTAAAACAAAATGGAAACATAGATATTGCATTGCGAATGGGTAATACCCTAGTCTCTATAATTGACCTAGGTCTTAGTGTACTTGCTCAAACAGCCGCAACAGTAGGAGAGTTTGTTACTACCTATCAAGCTCTTGGAAAAGTGGGTATGGCTCGTGCTCTCAAACGAAGACTATGGGACACTGGAATTACACGAATGACAGACCCTAATGCGACCAAGATTCTAAAAGAAGCTGAAGCTTTTATTGGTCGCAATATCTGGACTGACATTTTAGATGTAGATACACCTATTCTGGATAGAGGAATGAAAACTATATTCGGTGGTTTTGCCCAAGCTACAGTGGAAGCCAATAAATTATTTTTACTTGGCACTATTTCAAAAGCGGAATTAGCGGCAGGTAAATTAAGTGCCGAACGGTTAGCTGAACTGAGATTAAGTGCTGGACGGTGGAGAGATTTAGGCAAAGATGTTAAATCTATTGTCGGTTCGACTTCTGTAGGACAGATGACTACTAAATATAAAGGATGGGCGATTCCAATTGCTCGGACAAATATTAAAAACTTAGAGACATTAGGTAAAAATCTAAAGAGTGGGAACATTAAAAAGGCTATAACATCAAGGGAAATTCAAGAAACGTATCGGCTTATTGAACTGTCAGCAGTTATGGTTCTGATTGGCTCATACGTGATGTCACAAGATGAAGATGAAACCTTTATTGGAAAGCTAAAAGCTAAAGCCTATAGAGAATCCATGACCCTGCTTGGAGGAATAGACCCTACTATGTTCCTATCAACTCCTCGTCTTTATTCTTTTGCACAACAACTAGTAAAAAACTTAAAAAGTATTGCCTTACTAGAGGAGTACAAAACTACAACTAAATACGGAGAGGAAGGTACTTTAAAAGGAGTTGCGGGTCTTACAAAGCAACTGACCCCCGCCGTTTTTAGGCAAGGAGAACCTAAAGGGGTTTCTTCAGGGGATACAGAATTAGACAAAGTATTAAAAGCAGAAAAGAAAGCTGATAAAACAACAACTAATAAAGTAACCGCTAAAGCAACTCAAATGATGCTGTTTGATAAAGAGGAACAAGAAAAACAGCTCAAAGAAATAGCAAAAACCGACAAAGATTTTGCCCTAAAAGTACGCGACAAACTTCGTGAGGAAAATAAAAAGAAAGATTGGAGCGATGTAGATAAAGGCATTGCCCAGCTTGGAGTAGAGAACGGCTCACGGGCTAATTATGTGTACAAAAAAATGCGTGAATTGCCAGCCGAGGAGCGTAACGCTTACATTAAAGACTTGCATGACCGTAAAGTTATCTCTGATGAAGTGTTAAAACAAATCAAAGAACTGCATAAAAAGAGTAAAGAAAATAATGATATAATACAGTAATATGAAAGACCCCTTTGCTAAAGAGCGCGCAGTATTCCAAGCGAAAAAGAAACCAGAAAAACAACCTGAACCCGTTGATGATTTCACCTTGCGTTTTTTTAAACCGTTACTAGCCTCTTTAAAGGGAGATTTAGAGCCGTTAATCAAAGCCAACAAAGGAGAGAAAGGAGACACCCCAATCAAAGGTAAAGACTACTTTACTAAAGAGGAGATAACTGCCATTAAAGATGAGGTACTTAGTCGTATTCCTACTCCAGAAAACGGTAAAGATGCCGAGGTAAATTATGATTTAATCCTAGCTTATGTTACTGAGCAAGTATCAAAACTCCCTAAAGCTAAAGACGGTGAAGATGGAAAAGACGCTGTAATAGATTACGCTAAAGTAGTAGCAGATGTCCTTAAAGAAATACCAAAGACAGAAAAACTAACGGTAGACTATACAAAAATCCAAGAACTGATTGATGCAAAAGTTAAAACTATTCCCTGGAACGAAAAGCGAGTGGTTGGCTATTCTAGTCTGAAACAATTGACAGACGTTATTCTTGATGGTGTCCCACAAGATAGTAAAGGTAATTACATTCTTACTCCAGGAGGCGGAACAGGAAGCGGTCACACCATCGAAGACGAAGGAACTCCCCTCACCCAACGCACCAAACTTAACTTTGTTGGTGCTGGGGTAACAGTAACCGATGATGCCGGAGATGATGCTACGGTGGTGACTATTGCAGGCGGTGGAGGTGGCATAACAGACGGCGACAAGGGCGACATCTCGGTCACAGCTTCAGGTGCTACGTGGACGATTGACCCGAACGTAGTCACAAACGCTAAGGCAGCCCAGATGGCTACTAAGACCTACAAAGGTCGTACTAGTGCTTTAACAGGTAACGCTGAGGACGTGCCAGTAGCTACGCTTAAAACAGACCTAGTGCTTG